AAAAGTTGGACCCATCTGTTAAGTTTTACGAATTCGTTTAAGGAGACAATTATGTACGGATTTGCTAACGTATCAAATATGACCAGTCGTCAGATCCAACGCATGGGTCACAGTGATGACACTACTCCATATCGTGCAAGAACCAACACTAAAAAAGTTGTGTTGAATCTTAATGCCGATGATGTGTGGGCCGCGGCTTGTCAGGCGCAACGTACAAATGGTGCGTATATTAAACTGAGTGTATTGACCGAATCCGACAAAGGTCAAAACAAACTATCCAATCGTCAGATTGTTGAAAGTTTGTTGGTTGATACTACATTGATTACCGACGAGTCTAGGGAAGAAGGCAAAAAGGTTCGTGCTTTCTATCAGGCATTCACTTTCAAAATACTGCAAGGTAAACAACTAAGTGAGTTTGATAACAATGCTATGTTGATTGCCAATCGGGAAGTTATCACTGGTACTTATGATTTGGCAGTGATTGCAAGTTTGCCAAGTTGCTATGAGCGTGGTGTAAAACGTCAAACAGTAGACCAGCGTGTTAACTTTTCTACTGGTGGCTTTATTGGTCAAGTTGGTAATAAAGTTTCAACGAGTGTTGAAGTATTGAGATCGGTATTCTCGCAAACTTACAATGTGAATTTTATTACTGGTGTCACTAGTGATGACCAAGTTGTATTCTTTGCTTACAAGAGTGACTTGGCAGTTGGTAAAATGTATGACATTTATGGTACTGTTAAGGGTTACAGAGACAATAGTACTCAACTTAATCGTGTAAAGGTAATTGTATGACAGAAGATAACAAACCTGAAGATAAAAAAGGTAACGAGGATATGCTTGAAAAAATTAAAAAGCAGAATCCAGGTGTGAAGATTGTTAAGAACAAGGATGGTGGATTTCAGATTTCTAATCCACGTGCCCCTAACACATTATTGATGAACTTACTTAAACGTGCAACAAAATGAATGAACTGATTCAAGAACTAAAGGCAAAATGTATCGTCCGTGAACAACGTGGTACTAACGCTTTTGACAGTTACATGGTAGATCGGTTTGATACTGAAAAGTTTGCAGAACTGATTGTACGTGAGTGTGACCGTTATGCCCGTAGTACATGGGAACATGGTCCGTTATTGGGTAGAGATTTACTTATACATTTTGGAATTGTGGAGATGAGTGATGAATAAAGATATTGAAAAGCTTTTTAAAGAAGCCAAAGGTTATGTTGAAGTAGACGGTGAAGGTAATCGTTCTACATATACATATGACTTTGATCCTGACACATTTGCTAGTTTGATTGTAGAAAAGTGTGTTCAAACATTAGTCAATCATGGCTATACGGATGCGGCAACTGTTTTAAAAACAGAGTATGCCGAAGATTGGCAACGATTAGAATTTCCGGAGATTTGAATATGAAAGAAAACAAATGCAATGTGTGTAGTTGTACGTATACTGATGATGAGGGTGGTGTACAAGGATATTTTGGAATGATTTCAGTATCGTTTTGCCCAACTTGTTTTAGTAGTATGTGCGATATGGTTCAACAAATGACTGAAGTGTCACAGGAGGAAGTATGATAAATTTATTAGTAGGTTTTATTCTTGGTATCGTTGTCTCAACAGTTGGCTTTAGCGGTATCGCTAAGATGGCTGATAAAAGTATTGACAAGGTTAAAGAAGTAACCATTGAACAAACAAAGTGAAATATAAACGTAAAAAGGTGGAGGATATTATGGGACTAGATATGTATGCTTATGTTGCCAACAAGAAAGGGCAATACAATGATTATTATGAAACTGCCGAGTTTGATAAAACAGTTAATGAATTTGTAAGTACCACTGTTACCAAACCATACGAAATTGCTTATTGGCGTAAGCATCCTAACTTGCATGGTTGGATGGAACGTCTTTGGCGAAGCAAGGGTATGCCCGGCACAGGTAATAGTGATGCTACATTTAATGGCATTGAGTTAGAACTAAATTGGGATGACTTAGATGAACTTGAACGAGCGATTCGGCATAGTCAACTTCCAGATACAGAAGGTTTCTTCTTTGGCAATCCTGCTGACAGTCATTACTACAAACAAGACCTTGAGTTTGTAAACAATGCTAAGGCAGAAGTGTTCTTAGGATTGAAAGTATTTTATAATAGTAGCTGGTAATGTATATTACAAATAAATATCAGTCAGTGAAGTTACCATATAGCCCTGAGATGTTAGAATGGCTATTGGTAACTTATCCTAAATCAGAATATAGAGTGGTAAAATGAATACAAAAATTAAAGAACTTATTAATAAAGTAGGAACCGATGTAAGTGGCAAATGGGTGGGCATTGATAATGTAGGGAAGTTGGCTGAGTTGATTGTTAAGGAATGTGCTAAAGTTGCCGATGGTGAATGGGCAGATCCGAGTCATCAAATTAAACAACATTTCGGAGTTGAATAATGGCAATACTATATCGCATCAAACCCGTAGATAAAAAATCAGTAGAAGCATTTTATGATGTTTATAAAAAAATGCCTGATGGTACTATTCGTGGCTGGAATGTAACCGAAACATATCGTTGGGGTCAAGGGTTTGTAGAAGATGAATCCGAATTGCCCTTTAGTGATGATAGATACCATTGTGTTGATCCCACAATCGGTTGGGGTTGTGAACTTGATGATATGTGTTCTTGTTGGTTTGAATTTGATGAATCCTTCACTGATGAAGAAAAAGAACAAATTGAACAACTATGGTATGAGGGTGACCCAAATGATGAGTTTGAACGATGTGGTGCAGCCTGGTTATATGACTATAGCGATTGGGAAGTAGAAGAGGATACTATTACTATTTTGGGCCCATTTGTTGTTGACAAAATTGACGAGGACGTGTATAATGAGAGTATTGAAACAGTAGAACTTAAACCCCGTCCACCTTTTGTAGCAACAACTGCGTGGCCATTCTCAGGATAAAATATGAACGAACGAATTCGAGAACTTATCAATCAGGCTACTGAATGTTATAGTAACGGACAAGAACGAACATTTGACAAAGAAAAGTTCGCCGAGTTGATTGTGGCAGCAATGTTGCAGACTTGTGAGGATCATCCTGCTTGGACAGGTCGAATGATCGGTGAAGAGATTAAACAACATTTCGGAGTTGAAGAATAATGTCATGGTATAAGAAATTGTTACTTATAATTATAGCCCCATTTGTTATTGGTGCTTGGTGTATTATGAATCCACGTAAAGTTTGGGAACAGGCTAAGAAAGATTTTGGAGTTACAGAATGAGTGCAAGTTGGATTAACAAATTAAATGAATCAGATAGTCGCCTTCACAAAGAAGATGTTATCAAACAAGCATTAGAAGCAAGTGTCCTAGGTAGCATTAATGCTCAAATGTTTTTGGGATTTACTAAGGCTTGTTATAATCCCTACGTTACATTTGGTGTACGTAAGGTACCTGATACTGTAGGCATTGTTGATGCTGAAAATCCTTGGAGTGACTTTAATGATTTACTTACTAGGTTATCATATCGTGGCTTAACAGGCAATGCCGCACTTGATGCTATCAATGAAATGAGTGAACGATTCAATAGCGAAGAATGGAATACATTCTGTGCTCCTGTCATTCGTAGAGATTTACGTGCAGGTATTAGTGATAAGACAATCAATAAAATCTGTAAGAAAACACCATACGAGATTCCTATCTTTGGTTGCCAACTCGCTACTAACAGTGAAGGTCGTCCTGAGATGAAGGGTGTTAAACGTCTTGAGCCAAAGCTTGATGGTGTTCGTGTATTACTAATGGTCATACCAAGTGATGATAGTGATGTGACTACTATCTGTTTCAGTCGCAACGGTAAACAGTTTGACAACTTTGGTCACATTGAAGAACAGGTGCGTAATAACTGGATTAAGATTGCCAGAGGACATCAGAACGCATTGATTAACGGATTTGTATTAGACGGTGAAGTGATTGGTAATACGTTCCAAGAGTTAATGCGACAAGCCCGTCGTAAAGAAAACGTGCAAGCAGATGATAGCGTGTTTAATGTTTTTGATATTATTCCATTAAATGATTTCCGTGAAGGACATTGGAATGCTCAACTGCGTAAACGAATTGATATACTTGAACACATTCGGCATGTGGTTGATACAATGCCTAACGTTGAGTTGTTGCCACACATCATGGTTGACTTAGATACAGCCGCAGGTAAGGATCAACTTATGCGTTATGCTAAGGATAACGTTAATGCAGGGTTTGAAGGCATTATGATTAAAGAATTAGAAGCTCCATATATCTGCAAACGTAGCACTGATTGGATGAAATGGAAGCCAACATTAACTGTAGACTTGGAGGTCGTAGGTGTTGAAGAAGGTACTGGTAGAAATTTGGGAAGACTTGGAGCATTGGTTTGTCATGGAGTTGACGACGGGAAAGAAATTACAGTCAATGTGGGTAGTGGCTTTAGTGATAGTGATAGAGATGATTATTACAGTAATCGTAATTTGGTCATTGGTCGTACTGCTGAAGTCCTTTGTGATGTAATCACTCAAAATCAAGATGGGACTTACAGTTTGCGTTTCCCCAGATTTGTTCGTTTCCGTGACGACAAGTGATATAATTAAATATAGGAGAATAATATGGTAACAGTTGTAAAACATGAATGGCATCAACACGACAGACAATATGCTATTGAAATTGATGAAGCACTATTAAGTGAAATCTATCCCGACTTAGATGAGGATGAGATTAAACAAAAACTTGCAGACCTTGAAGCAGGTGAACTTGACTATGAAGAAGTGCTTGATGATGCTAACGAAAATGATGTTGACATTGAATGGGAATTTCAATATGATGACTGTTGGACTGACCGTAAAGGTGGATATGAAGTTACATATGAATTAGGTGATGAAGATAGTTGGCACAGTGAACCTGAACCCCCACCGCATACTCACAAGTGCACTAAGTGCAAGTGGACTGGTCAAAGCTATGATGCCGAATGGTCTTGGGTATATAAAGGTGGCAAACAACTAGATGAAGCTGTTAAGATTTGTCCAATGTGTGATAGTAACCTTGCCTTAA